AGGAAGCTGTATCAGGCAAGTCTTCTTTTAATGCAGCAAAGTTTTTAGCAACCGGGGAGTGGAAAAGACAACACACCAGGGGGCGGCCATCAAAGATTGAAATAGAAAAGGAGAAAAAGATACAAGCTAAACTAGCCGAAGAGTTTGATTCTGATGCAGAGAGAATAGGTCTACAACTTGTTAACACAGGAGAAAAATAATGCCAGGTAAAAACGGAAAGATCGATAAGAACGCTTATGGTAAAAAAGGTAAGAAGCAAGTAATGGCTAATGCTAAAAAGAAAGCTAAAAAGAAATCAATGAGTAAGTACGCTTAACTGTGTCTTCTTCTGAAATTAAACTGGCTGCTGAGAGTGACCTAGTTACCTTTATAAAACTAGTGTCACCTCAGACAGTATTAGGTTCTATACATACGGAGCTTTGCAGATGGTGGGTACGACAGGAAGCAAAGTCCCACCAGCTTGTCTTACTCCCTAGAGATCACCAGAAGTCCAGGATGATCGCATACCGGGTTGCATGGCATTTAACTAACCATCCTGACCATCGTGTACTTTATATTTCGAGTACATCTAATCTAGCAGAAAAACAATTAAAGTTTATAAAAGATATCCTTACCTCTAAGATTTACAGAAGGTACTGGCCTGATATGGTCTTACCCGAAGAAGGTAAAAGGGCTAAGTGGACAAACACAGAAATAGAACTGGACCACCCACTCCGGGCCATTGAAGGTGTACGTGACCCTTCAGTTTTTACAGCAGGGTTAACAACAAGTATCACTGGACTCCATTGTGATATAGCCGTACTCGATGATGTTGTTGTTATGGAAAATGCTTACACTGCTGAAGGACGCAACAAAGTTATCAGCCAATATTCGTTATTGTCTTCCATTGAAGGTGGGGAAGCACAAGAATGGATTGTCGGTACACGTTACCACCCTAAAGATTTATATAATAGCTTAATCGAAATGCAGGAAGAAGTATACGATAAAGAAGGGAATATTATAGAATACGAAGCTGTTTATGAAAAGTTTGAAAGGCAAACAGAAAATAGGGGGGATGGGACAGGGGAATTTCTGTGGCCTAGACAACAACGTAACGATGGTAAATGGTTTGGGTTTGATGCAAAGATACTGGCTAAGAAACGTGCCAAGTATTTAGATAAAGTACAATTCCAGGCACAGTACTATAACAATCCTAATTCTTTAGATGGGTCAAGGATTAATTATGATTTATTCCAGTACTACGATAAAAAATACTTGACAAGTAGGGGTGGAATGTGGTATCATAAAGATAAGAGGTTAAATGTGTTTGCTGCGGTGGATTTTGCATATTCACTAAAGAAACGCTCAGACTACACAGCAATAGTAGTTATCGGTGTTAATGCAGATGGTAACTATTATGTTTTGGCTATCGAGAGATTTCAAACTGAAAAGATATCAGAATACTTTGAACACATCCTTAGACTACATCAGTATTGGGGATTTAGAAAATTAAGGGCAGAGATAACAGCAGCACAAAAGGCAATAGTACAAGAATTAAAAGATTCTTATATACGGCCTTATGGTCTTGCTTTATCTATTGATGAGCATAACCCTACAAGACATTCAGGTTCTAAAGAAGAAAGGATTAGTGCTATTCTTGATCCGAGATACGAAAACTTATCGATGTGGCATTACCAAGGGGGTAACTGCCAGTTGTTAGAAGATGAGTTAATACAGGTACATCCTTCTCATGATGATATAAAAGATGCTTTAGCTTCTGCGGTGGAAATCGCAAAGATACCTACAGCATCAGGTGTATTATCCAGACAAGGAAATAATATTGTTTATCATTCTAGATTTGGAGGGGTGGCTTCAAGATATGGCTAGTAGATTTTCACTTGTAAACAGAGGGTATGAAGTAGAAAAAGTTGGGCCAAGTACAACAAATAGGTATTTAAATCCACCAAGAAGGGTAGGGGAGATTACCCCTACAACAAATCTTAGGGATGAAAAAAACGCTAAAGGGCCATTAGCTAAAGTTAAACTAACTCCTCAAGCAGGGGATGACACTGGAATAAAATCAGCATCAGTAAATACTGACCCTAGTTATATGACAGCTACACAATTAAGTCGATCAATAAGTGAAAGTAGAACAGCAAAAAGTTTAACAAGTTTTTTTGACCCAACTACAACAACAGGGTTGATTGCTGCAGGGGTAGTTCCTGGTGGTGGGGTAGCTGCTGGAATAAATGTATCATCAACTAAACAGATTTCTGCGGTACAAGCTGAAGCACAAAATAGACTAACAGCAATAGACAAAGCAATGAGAACAGAAGAAGAGATGGCTAAAGATACAGATGTACAAACATTAATTTCTTTAGGAGCAAGAAGAGGTGTTGTTGCTGAACAAAGAGCAAGATCAATTAATAAAGCAACTGAAGCTAAAGCTTTTGTTACTGCATCAAAGGAAACAATAAGTGGATCTAAAAATACACCGACAGTAATAGGTTCAGAAGGAAATGATAGATTAAGAAGAGAAAAAAATAGAAATCAAGAATCACAGACAGGAAATGGTTATGATTACCAATCTGATCCTATTGAAGACTCCCCTACTTTTGGAGTATTCTAAATGGCTGGTAGAACTTTAGATTTTGAAGAGTACATTGGAACTCCTGATAGTTTAGCTAAAGCTATTGTTACACGTTATCGTGACTACGATAGATACCGGGATACTTGGGTAGAAGAAAAGAAAGAGTTACGTAATTATATTTTTGCTACAGATACAACTAAAACAACTAACTCTTCTTTACCTTGGAAGAACTCAACAACAATTCCTAAGTTAACACAGATCAGGGATAACTTACATGCTAATTATATGGCTGCATTATTTCCTAATGAAGATTGGATGTTATGGGAAGGGGATGACGAAGACTCCGAAGCAGAAGAAAAAAGGAAAGTAATCACAGCTTATATGAAAAATAAATTACGTCAAAGTAATTTTATTAACGATGTGAGTAGACTTGTATATGATTTTATAGACTACGGAAATGTTTTTGCTACTACAGAGTATATTAATGAGGTTAGGCAAGACGAAGAAACAGGGGAAGTCTACCCTGGTTATATAGGTCCAAAGATTTCTAGGATATCCCCATACGATATAGTTATCAACCCAACAGCAGAAAATTTTGAATTAACCCCTAAGATTATCAGGTCTATTAAATCTTTAGGGGAAGTTGCTGCAGATATACAGGATCATCCTGAACAAGGATATCTAGAAAAAGTATTTGAAAAAATTACTAACATCCGTAAGGCTGTAGCTGGTTTAACATCTAATGATATTCATAAAACAGATGGTTATCAAATAGATGGTTTCGGGAGTATCCTCGATTATTACCAATCAGGGTACGTAGAATTAATAGAGTTACATGGTGATATCTTTGATGTAGCTACAAATACTTTATTAAAAAACCATATCATAACTATAGTAGATCGTACCCATGTTATACGTAAAATACCTAACCCATCTTGGAGAGGTAACTCTATACGTCATGCAGGGTGGAGATTACGTCCTGATAACTTAATGGCAATGGGACCATTGGATAACCTTGTAGGTATGCAGTATAGGATAGACCATTTAGAAAATTTAAAGGCAGATGTCTTTGACCTTATAGCACATCCTGTAGTAAAAGTCAAAGGGTTTGTAGAAGATTTTAATTATGGTCCAGGTGAAAAAGTTTATGTTGGTGAAGATGGTGACGTAGACTTTATGCGTCCAGATACTACGGCTCTTAATGCTGATATGCAGATACAGCTTTTAGAAAACAAGATGGAAGAAATGGCTGGTGCTCCTAGACAAGCAATGGGTATACGGACACCAGGGGAAAAGACTGCATTTGAAGTACAGACGTTAGATAACGCAGCATCAAGGGTATTCCAAAATAAAGTTGCATACTTTGAAAGAAACTTTCTTGAACCTTTGTTAAATGATATGCTTGAGTTAGCTAGACGGAATATGGATGTAAGTGATATCGTTAGGGTTGTTGATGATGAATATGGTGTAGCTTTATTTGAAACAATAACCCCTGAAGACTTAGCAGCCAGAGGTAAGATTAGACCTATGGGAGCTAGGCACTTTGCTTCTAAAGCTAACCAATTCCAAAATGTACTTAACTTATTAAACTCTGCTGTAGGGCAAGACCCCTCAGTTAATGTACATATCTCTGGGGTACAGGTAGCTAAAGTAGTTGAAGAACTCTTAGACATAGAAAAGTTTCAACTTGTCCAACCAAATATTAGGATAGCTGAACAAATGGAAACACAAAGATTACTTAATGCTGGTCAAGCAGAATTTAATCAAGAAGATACATTAACAGAACAAGTTGTGGAAGAAGAAGAAATTCCAGGGACAGAAGAAATCCCAGAAGAAGCTGTAATAGAAGGTGTTTGACAAATTTTAAAAATTATGGTATAATAGTAATATATGACTAAAATAAATTCAAAATGGTCTTCTCATTTAAAGGATGAAAAAGACAAAAAAGATTTTGAAGGATATATTAAGAATTCTATAAACCTTTTAGAAAGGTTAACAGACATTGTTAATCAAAAGGTTTTAGAACTACAATGCCCAAGTGCTGAAGATTATACGACAGCTTCTTGGGCATTTAAACAAGCGGATCGCATAGGACAACTACGTGCGTACCGGGAAATCTTAAAGTTGACAGACTTAAAGAAAGGGATACGATCAAATGGCTGAAGAAAATATCTTTAAAGAAAACGAAACTTCACAATCACAACAAGAGGAATCTAAACCAGTTATCAGTAATGAACACTTAACTACTTTAGTAGGGGAGGGAAAGAAGTACGAAAATAATGAATCTTTAGCTAAAGCGTATTCTAATGCTGACAACTTTATAGAACAGTTAAAAACTGAGAACCAGGAACTTCGGTCAGAACTTGACAAAAGATTAAATGCTGAAGATGTACTCTCGGAAATTAAGAGAGAACGTGAGGAAACATTAAAAGCAAATCAAATTTCTAGGGAGAACACCACTCCTAAGTTAGATGAAGAAGCTTTATCCAAGCTTGTCTCTAGTACTTTAGAGCAAAGAGAAAGTGAAAAAGAGGCTACTGCTAATATACAAAGAGTTGATAACCAAATGAAAAAAATCTATGGTGAAGAAAAAGCCAGAGATGTTCTTGATAGAAAAGCTCAAGAATTAAATTTGTCTGTTGACTTCTTAGCTAGTGTTGCTGCAAAAAGTCCTGATGCTTTTTTTAATACTCTAGGTATATCTCAAAAATCGGAATCGACAATTCCAAACACAACAGTAAGTACGACAAATACTGAAGCTGTTAAAGAAGTAAACGCTGGTTCTACAATTGCAGAAGGTACTTGGCAATCTTTTGAGGCATTACGTAAAAGTAATCCTAGAAAGTATTTCAGTCCTGAAGTACAGAATCAGATTTTTAAAATGAGAAAAGAGAAAGGCCCGGAAGGGTTTTATAATTCTAACTAATAGGAGAAATCTTAAATGGCTATGATTACAGGAAATTCAGAGCATCTAATACGCTCTGAGGTATGGTCAAGCCAATTGAAAGAAGTGCTTGAAGATGAACTTCAGGCACAACAGTACGTCAATTGGATGTCCGAATTTCCCGATGGTACAACTTTTACGATTCCTTCGATTGGTCAAGCACAAGTAGATGACTACGTAGAAGATACGGCAGTCAAATATCGTGCCCTTGACACTGGTGAATTTCAGTTTACAATCGATCAGTACAAATCTTCGGGACACTACATCACAAACAAGAACAAGCAGGATTCATTTTATATGAACCAGCTTGTTTCAGCTTTCGTTCCTAAACAGGCTAGGGCAATCCTAGAAGCTGTAGAAACGAAAATACTTGGACTAGAGTCTGAACAGACTGCTTCAAACTTGAACAACATTAATGGTGCACCACACCGTTTTGTTGCTTCAGGTACAAATGAAGTTTTTACTATTGCTGACTTTGCAAAGGCACGTTACTCCCTTAAAAAGGCTAACGTACCTGATACGGATCTTATTGCTATCGTTGATCCTTCGGTAGAGTATACTATTAATACTTTGTCGAACTTGACTAACGTAAGTAATAACCCACGTTGGGAAGGCATTGTAAGTTCAGGGATCGCTACTGGAATGAAGTTCATTAAAAATGTATATGGCTTTGATGTATATACCAGTAACTACTTAGCAGATGCAAACGAAACTGTTGATTCGGTTACAACTGCTGCTGGTAAAGCTAATATGTTTTTCTCAGCTTCTTCAGATGTCCTACCATTTGTAGGTGCTTGGCGGCAAATGCCTCAAGTAGACTCGGAGTATAACAAAGACTTCCAACGTGAAGAGTATGTTACTACTGCCCGATATGGCGTAAAACTGTATCGTCCTGAAAATCTTGTTTGTGTCCTCAGTGACACCGACCAAGTTTAAAGGAGGGTTTTAAAATGGGAGCAAATGAATTTTGGACAAACAGCGATGGTCTTAATGTCCGATTTGGACTAGAGAAGGGAGCTGCCGTAAAACAAGGGCATCTGTCCACGATGGGCGATGAGAAGCAAGCAGTATTTACTATTACTGGTACTGACTTAACTTCTTCTGATGCTGTCCTTGAAACTCATCCATCAGTAGGTATTCCTGATGGAGCACATATCATCTCAGCTACGTTGTATGTTACTACTGCCTTTACGTCTGGTGGTTCTGCCACTCTGACTATTGGCCTTATGCACGATGATGGGGATGGTACGTTTTCAGTACTTGATGCTGATGGTATCGATGCTACAATAGCTCTTACTGCTATTGATGCTATCGGGGATCATGTAGCATGTGATGGTGCATTAGTTGGATCAGCTGCGGCAGCGATAGCAGGAACAGGTGATCGACCAGTGTATGTATCAGCCAAGTATGCTACGGCTGCTTTTACTGCTGGTGTAGCCGAGCTTGTAATTAAGTACAGAGATCAAAACTAACTTAATTACAAAGTGAGGGAGAGTTTTACTATAACTCTCCCTTACTCTCTTTCTAACTTTTCTGGATTAGGACAATGACTGTAAACCACAAGGATTTAACTGGAGTTTCTCTACATGAACCTAAAGGGGTAGCCGCTGCGTCTGCTAATACAGTATATGTTGCTAATGGTTCTGGTTCTGGTACATGGGAGAAAGTAGATAAAGATGCAATTAATACTTCTAGTATTAAAGATTTAAACAAAATATATCTGACTTATACAATACCTGATATTTCAACAGCAGGTTCACACTTTGTTGTTACCCCAATTGCAGGGGATATAGCTAAAATTTATTCAACAATTAATAATGCTATTACATCTGCTAACTGTGGATTAACTTTTGAAATTGCTGGAACTGCTGTAACTAACGGAGCTATAACAATAGCTCACTCTGGATCTGCTGCTGGTACAGTAGATAGCTCTACTCCTAGCGGTCAAAAGACTTTAACAGCAGGACAAGCTATAGAAATTATTACCGATGGGGCAAGCTCTACAGCTTGTAGGGGTACAATAACTTTTGAATTGGATGTGAGCTAATGCCAAAATTAACAACTACTGATCTTACCTCATTATCTTCTAACGAAACTTCTTCTGTTAATACTCTTAATGCAAACTTTGCATTAGTAGAAACTGCAATGGAAAATACTCTTAGCAGGGATGGTACTGCTACAAATACCATGACTGCTAGTTTAGATATGAATAGTAACAAAATACTTAATGTTGCTGCTGGGACATCTGCCGCAGATGGAGTAAATCTTTCACAGTTAACGGCTGCTACTGGACAGGTTCCAGGTTTAAGTATGACTATGGAAACAACTACAACAGACTCAGATCAAGGGAATGGGAAAGTTTGGTTTAATGCAGCTATCGCTTCTGCTACAATTCTATATATGGATGATGTAGATACAAACTCTGCTAACATAGCTACCTTTGTACAGACATGGGATAACTCTACTACAACTGCAAGCAGAGGTTATATCTATGTTATACAGAAAGCATCAGCAGTAAACTATGCTGTATTTGAAATAGATGGTGCAGTTACAGATGCTAGTGGGTATACTAAGATACCTGTAAATTATATGATTGGAGCAGGTACGTTAGCTGATGGAGATCCAGTAACAGTTAATTTTATTAGGACAGGAAATACCGGGGCTACAGGAGATACCGGGTCTACTGGTGCAACTGGTTCTGGTGAAGGAATTGAATTAGCTTTTGAATCAACTACAACAGATACCGATCAGGGTGCAGGTAAAGTTTGGCTTAATCATGGAACAGCTTCTTCAGCTACAGTTGTTTATATAGATGATGTTGATAGTAATGCTGCCAATATAAATAGTTTTGTAGATTCTTTTGATGATTCTGGAAGTTCTGTTAAAGGTAGGATCTCTATTAAAAAACAATTAGCCCCAGAAAATTATCATGTATATAACGTAACTGGTTCAGTTACCTCTGCGTCTACGTATTCTAAAGTAGCTTGTACCCATGTCGTAAGTGCAGGGACTATTTCAGATGGAGATGCAGTACATTTATCTTTTTCTAGGACAGGGGATAAAGGGGATACTGGAGCAGCAGGGTCAGATGGTGAAGTAAGTGAAGCAACGGCAGTAGCTTTGAGTATCGCATTAGGATGATTTAACAATGGGGGAAGTATCCCGAAGGAGCAATTATGGCAAACACATTTAAAGTAGCAACACGGGCATCCGTAGATCACAGTTCAGCGGATACTATTTATACAGTACCCGGTAGTACGACAACTGTAATACTGGGCATGACAATCTGTAACCGCCACAGTGCGGCCACAGACATTGATGTAATTCTGGTGTCGGATACAGCAGGAAGTAACCCGAATACAAATGCTAACGTCTACCTTCTGAAAGATACAGAAATTCCTGCAAAGTCTACGCTAGAGGTTTTTGCTGGACAGAAGATAGTATTACAAACAACAGATAGTATAACGGCTCAAGCTGCGGCTAATGATTATATTGATATTTCACTCAGCTTTATGGAGATAACATAATGCCATTCCTTGGATCACAGCCAGCCGAAACAGCTTTAACGACAGGCGATCTTGCAGATGACATCGTCACAGAAGCCAAGATGGCTAATGATGCTATTGGCCTTGCAGAACTCAAGGCTGGTACGGATGGCGAGTTAATTACGTGGGATGCTTCTGGCAACCCAACAACTGTAGGTGCTGGGACTTCTGGACACTTTTTAAAATCACAAGGGGCTGGATCTGTTCCAGTATTTGCTGCTGCTGGTGGAGGGTCTATGACCTTTATCTCTAGTGTGACTGCAAGTGATTCTGCAACTGTAGCTTTTACTTCTGGAATTGATACGACTTATGAAGAATATATTATTAAAGGGGTAAATATCCATTCGGCAAGTGATGACGTATATTTTTATGCTGTAGCAGGAACAAGTGGGCCATCTTATTTAACGACAAACGAATACGATTGGCGAATCGATGGAGCTAATCAAGGAGGCACTTCGGGTGCTGATAACGGGAGTACTTTAGGTCGAATCGGATTTCACAAGGACAGCGGTTCTGGTGAGATGGCTGGAAATGCGACTTACGAAATGATGGACGTGGAATTCATTTTACGTGCTCCGGGAGCGACTGATAATTGGAAAAAGTTCTTTATAAGAACTGTTCACACGCAAGCTGCTAGTGGGCAAGGAATATACGTGAGTACAGGGGGTGGTCAGATAAGAAGTTCTACTGCCATTACTGCAATTAAATTTCAATTTAGTTCTGGAAATATCTCATCTGGAAATTTTTATTTGTACGGAATTAATAAGAGCTAGGAGGATAGAATGGCAAGACACCACGCAACTCCAGATGGCAATGTAGCCTTTTCATCAGAGGAAGAAACTGCAAGGGATGCAGAAGAAAAAGCATGGGCAGATAAAAAAACTGACAGGGATTGGTTAGCAATTAGGAACAAAAGAAATACTTTATTAGCAGAAACAGATTGGTGGGCTAATAGTGACTTAACTATGTCGGATGCTCGAAAAAAATACAGAACAGATTTACGTGATCTTCCTTCAACTGTATCTGACCCATCGAAATGGGAGGACATAACATGGCCTTCAAAACCAGATTAATTAAGGAGTAGGACATGCCATTTTTAGGAGTACAACCATCTAGAGGTTTAGTCGGTACGGCTGGTATCGATGCAGATGCCATTACAGCGGCTAAAATTGCTGACGATCAAATTAACAGTGAGCATTATGTTGCCGCTTCGATTGATAATGAGCATTTAGCTGACGATGCTGTAGGAGTAGCCGAGTTAAGTGCTACAGGTACAGCTTCAAGCTCAACCTTTTTAAGAGGAGATAACTCTTGGGCTGCTGCTGGAGGTGGAGCATGGACGTTAGTGGACATGACTAATGTTACATCAGCTACTTCAGCCGTAACCGTTACAGGCTTAGATAATTCCACATATAATACTTATTGTATAACAATCGCTAATCTCGTTCCCGAAACTGACAATCGTGGACTTAGAATGAGGTTGGGCGACAGTGGTGGGTTAAAAACAGGAGCCTCAGACTATGCTTGGGTACATTCAAATATTGATCAGGCAGGTAATGAATCAAACATAAGTGATAGTTCAGATAGTTTTGTGCCAATCGTGAATACTACGGATTGGGTAGGATCATCTACAGGTGAGGGATACTCGGCTGTGATTTATCTGCATATTTCTACTAGCAGTGGGCCAGTAGACCCGATGTTTCACGGTACGCATTGTGCAAAAGATCAGTCACGAGCGCATCATGCTGGCTGGCTGTCTGGCTCTACAGTTGGAATGTATACGATAACGCAATTTAGTATATATGCTAGCTCTGGAAATATAGACAATGGTCGTGTTTCGACTTACGGAATCAAACATACATAGGTGAAAAATATGGCGTGGATAACGGTCAACAAAGTCAATTCAGATAATCAGATTACCAGTTATAATATCTTTGATGCTGAATCAGATGCCAATGCTAAAGTTGTAGAACTTACAGAATTAGGATTGAGTAATGTATATGCTGTAGAGAAACCTGATGCAGATATACAGCATCTTATTCCTAATGTTTCTAATAAGACTGTTGCTATTAATACAAGTGCTAAGACAGCAGAAGAAACAGAACAGAAAAAACAAAAATTACGTTCTATTAGATCCCCCTTAATAAAAGAAGCAGACCATACAATTTGGACATTAGAAGATGCTGGCTCCGATACTTCAGCATGGAAGACTTATCGCCAAAAGCTAAGAGATATAACTAAAGACGCTGATCTCGATAACCCAACATGGCCTGATAAACCTAGTTAATTTGGTGTATAATAAATGGTAGTAGCGGAAACTTTAGTTGGTATCCAACTAGTTAAAAGTGCAGTAAGTGGTATAAAGGAAGTAATACATACTTGCCAAGATATACATGAAATTAGCCATCATATAGATAATGTTTTTAGTGGGCAAGAACATATTGATAAAAAGATTGCCGCTAAAAAGAAAAAAGCTAAGTCAGGTATTGCTGGTAAGTGGCAAACATTTATAGGTTCTAAAATTGGCGGTGAAGAAGGGGATGGCACTAGTATACAGGAGATAGCTGCTGAGATTATAGAGCAAAAACAAGCACAAAAAGAGATACGTAATATGTCCTTGATGCTCAATAAACGCTTTGGGGCAGATACGTGGGCTACAATTATAAAAACAAGACAGGAACGTATTAAAGAAAGAGATGAAAGATTAAAACGACAAGCAGAAGAAGCTAAAGATAGGGCTTATGAAAATAAAAAGAAACTTAAAAAAACCTTAGAAGAATTTGGTAAACTATTAATAATTATAGGCGTAGCCCTAGGAATGTATTGGTACATTAGTTGGGCTTGTAAGGGCTGTATTTAATGGCTACAGAAGTAAGTTCAACCACATCAGTAGCAATGCCAATACGTAATCTTATTAGTATTGTAAGTGCAGTAGCTGTAGGAACGTGGGCATATTTTGGTGTAGTAGAACGATTAAATAAACTAGAAACTAAATCACAATTAATGCAATCTGATTTAGAAAAGAACAATGAGTTCCGTATAAAAACCCCCCAAAGTCCTACAGACAAAGAGCAGTATATGTTAATAGAACATCTTTCTGGCCAAGTAGAAAAGATACAAACAACTATAGAATCTATGGCACATAATGCTGTCAATATATCACGGTTACAAAAGGATGTTGAGAAAGCTATGGGTAATATTGAAGATCTTAAAGATAGTCAAAGAAACTTAAAATATACTAATGGAAAATGATAGAAATATTTACCGGGTTTATATTACAAATGATTGCAAGTGTAAGTGGTACAGTGATGGAGTTTACCCCACGTAAGTCATTAAGTGATTGTTTAAAGGTTAAACGAAAGATAGAAAGAGAAAGTGATGTATACCAAGGGCCACGTTGGGTTTGTAAGAAAGGCAAATTAGAAATGCATAAGACAATGGATGGAAGTTACCGACCTATGAAAATGCTACCTATGGAGGAATAGATGGAGTTAGGTAGTAGAGAAGCTATTCAATTCCTGTTTGTTGTTGCTACATTAGCAGGGTCATTTCAAATGGTCAAGTCTAACCTAGCAAGAGTAATGAAAGACCTTGAAAATTTAAAAAAAGAATTAGAAGATATTAATATGCGTATAGATAATGTAGAGTCTGCTTCTGCTGTTATACATCACCAAGTAAAAGTCTTAGGTAGTATCCTATCCCCCGATAATTTAGAAAAACATAATAGAGAGTTACAAGATTTACAAGCTCGTACAGATGTTAATACAAGAGATATACAAATAATAAGTAAAATGCACAATGGTTCACACCCACATATAGGAAAAGGCAATGCCTAAACTTACATTATTAGATATGGTACAAAGAACATTATCATCTATGGATAGTGATACAGTTAATAGTTATGATGATACAGTAGAATCTGAACAAGTAGCTTATATTGTTAGGGACGTATACTACGATTTAATTAATAATATTGAAATACCCGAACATAGAAAACTTATTACATTAACTGCATTGGGTGCTACTGCTACCCCTACCCATATGAAAATTCCTGATGGGATACAAAGAGTAGAAGAGGTTCGTTATAATACAATTAAATCTGGAGGTACAGATAAAGATTATAGTATAATGAGCTATATCGAACCAGAAGTATTTTTACAAAGGACTTTATCAAGATCTTCTTCTGGTAGTAATATTGTAACTGTTACTATTGATGGGGGAGAAGTACTAATACAAAATGATAAATCTCCAGAATATTATACAAGTTTTGACGATGAATATTTAGTCTTTGATTCTTACGATAGTGATGTAGACAGTACATTACAATCAAGTAAGTTTATTGTATGGGCAATACAAGAACCAACATTTACTATGTCTAATACATTTACACCAGACCTTGATGTAAACCTGTTTCCTTTACTATTGAATGAAGTGAAATCTGTTGCACACGTAGAGTTAAACCAACAGGCTAACCCTAAAGCAGAACAGATGGCACTAAAACAAAAGATACGTTGGCAAAGTGATAGGCATAATGTATCTGCATCTGCATTTAATACTTATGGAAGGAATAATTATGGAAGAGCGAACCGTAGAAGATCTTGAGTGGACTACGCCTAGAGGAAAAACATTACAAGTAAAAAGACAAAACCCTTATGGTTTTCTTTGTTTCTATTTTAAAGAAGGTGGACAATTACCTGATGAATTATCTGGATCATATACTAGTTTTAAAGAAGTTCAAACAGCAGGAGATTGTTATATAAAGAAACAACCAACATTTTCTCGTGACCCTAAATCCCCTAGACCAGAGTTAAAATTAAAATCAGATGCCAAGAAACAACAGCCTAAAAGTTTATAATAGTTTTGTAGGTGGCCTTGTCACAGAAGCTACTCCTTTAACATTCCCTGAGAATGGAGTCACAGATACGTCTAATTGTATCTTTGATAAAAAGGGGGATATTCGTAGAAGACTTGGTATAGACTATGAATCTTCTGCTGCTCTTACTTCTAAAAGTTTAGCCGAAAGTAAATGGCAAACTAAAGCTGTAGGATGTTTTGAATGGGGTGAAGTAGGTGGAGATGGAGATAAAAAGTTTTTAGTAGTACAAGTAGATACTTTACTATACTACTATGATCTTGGAAGTACTCCTATATCTGGGAATTTAAAAAGTTTTACAACAAATCTAGCTTCTTTTGCTGCACCATCTGCTACAGATGTAGGTTCAGAACTAGTTAGTGTAGCTTTTGGTAAAGGTTTTCTTTTTATTACCTCTAAAAAACTAAAACCCTTTTATGTTACTTACAATTCCAGTGGGGATTCTATCACTAATACTGAAATTGGTTTAAAAATTAGGGATTTTGATGGAGTAACAGAAAGTCCTGCCCTTGATATCGATGAAGAACCTACTAGTTTAAGTACTTCACATAATTATAACCTTAGAAACCAAGGATGGGTTAGCCCAGGTGGGTCTGTAACAAATCCTATTACAACTTACTACTCTAGTCAAAGTAAATACCCTGGAAATAATAAACAATGGTGGGTAGCTAAAGACAGTAGTGATAACTTTGACCCTGCTGAACTTACTAAAATATTTTTTGGTAATACATTAGCACCTAGAGGGCATTTTATTCTTGATCCTTTTAATAAAGACAGGTCTAGTGTTTCTGGGGTAGCAGGTATATCTGTAGAAACAACAACAACTCGTCCTGAATCTGTTGCTTTCTTTGCTGGTAGAGCTTTCTTTGGTGGTCCTCCACAAGAAACAATGTCTGGTCATATTTTCTTTAGCCAAATTATAGAAGATGAATCTAAAATAGGACGATGTTACCAAGAAGCTGACCCTACTTCAGAAAAAATTAGTGACCTTGTAGCAACTGATGGTGGGGTTATTATTATTCCTGAAGCTGGTAATATAAAATCATTAAAGGTAACAGGGGAATCCCTCTTAGTTTTTGCAGATAATGGGGTATGGGAAGTATCTGGTAGTGCAGGTTCAGGGTTTTCACCTACAGATTATTCTGTTTCTAACATATCTTCTGTTGGTTTAATAGGTAAAGAAACTATTGTTGATGTAGAAGGTACTCCTATTTGGTGGAGTGATAGGGGTATTTATAGTATAGGCCGTAATGAAGTTACTGATCGTATTGAAGCACAATCATTATCAGAAAAAACTTTACAGACTTACTACGATAATACTGTACCTAACGTATCTAAGGTATACGCCCAAGGTTCTTATGATCCAATAACTAGGCGTGTTACTTGGATGTTTAATTCTGCTGGTAATGATACAAACTATCGTTATAAATTTAATAGAGCATTAATATTTGATACAACAGCAGGGGCATTTTACCCTTGGGCAATAGGAGAATTAACAAGTAACTCCCCTTATATATTTGGTATATTTACTTTACCTTCAGTGTCAACTGTAACACAGACTGATACAGTTATACAAGCTTCTTCAGGGGATACTGTTATAAGACAGAGTGACTCAGAAGTTGTTGTTGCAGATATAGATGTCATTAGGGGTGGGACAACAGCAACCGCTTTTATATGTGCTGTACCTGGAACTAACTTATCTGAGTGGACATTTGCACAAGTTAACAACGATGACTTTATGGATTGGAAAACAAAAGATGGTACAGGTGTTAGTTTTGATAGTTATTTTGAAACTGGTTATTTACTTGAAGGTAATGTAACAAACTTTAGAAGAGCACCACATATCCTAGTATATTCTAAAAGAACAGAAACAGGTTATATAAGTGATGGGGCAGGTGGGTTTAATTTACAGAACCAAAGTAGCTGTTACCTTCAAGCTAAATGGGATTTTGCAGACCATAGTAATTCTTCTAAGTATTCGAGGACACAAGATATCTATAGAATATTAAAGACATATAATAAAACTCCAACATCTTTAGATTTTAATAGTGGCTTTCCTGTTACTATAACTCGTAATAAAGTACGAGGGAAAGGCAGGTCATTGTATTTAAGGTTTGCATCCCAATCAGGATTTGACTTTGACATCTATGGATGGGCTATAGAGTTTTCAGATAACGCAAGGGTATAGTTATGGGTAGTATACTAGGTATTATAGGAATTGGCCTTGGGATTATAGGAATTGCAGGGAGTTATTTTGCTGCTAAAGATCAACAAAAAGCATTAGATAGGCAAGCAGCAGAAGAAAATAAAGTTAGAGAACTTGAATTTCGTAAACAAGCTATAAAAGAAAGAAGAGAAAAATTTAAATTAATACGTGAAGCAAGAATTAAAAGAGCAGCCACAATTGCTGCTGCTACTGTTCAAGGAGCACAAGGATCTGTTAGAGGTGCATTTGGTTCTATCATATCACAACAAAGTTCTGGACTACAATATTTAAATCAAGCTGTTTCTTTAACTGGACAACAAAATATATTTTATAATAGAGCAGCTTTATTTGCTTCTAGAGCTAGGGACGCAGGAACTAGAGCAGCTATTTTTGGAAGTGCAAGAAAAATAGGAGGTTCTATTTTTGATAATAGAGAAACATATTCAGATTTTCTTAAAGGATTTTAAAAGAGTTTATAATGGAAGATTTTATAAAACTAAGTGATACTACAGAAAGTGAAAAGAATACTCCTCTTGAAATAGATAGTATTGATTTATCTAATGATAGTACTCCAATGTCACTTAACAGGGCTAATTGGGATGCAACTATTTATGCTGTTGCTGCAAAAAGAATAAAGGGTTTATCTCCTGAAGAAACAGAAGACACATATAATTTTTTTCATCATACTCTTTTACAAGATGAAACGATTAGAATTGAAGAAGAATTACTTAGTTTAAAAAAACAAAGAGAATTGGAAATATCTCAAGCGTTAGTAAGTCAAGCAAGTGAAGAAGGGGATACACAATTAATTAAAGATATTACTGATTATAATTATGAATACGATCCTAAAAAAGATTTATTTATAATACAAGAAGAATTTGCTAATGAAGTTATAGAAAGTGGAGCTAAAGATGCTGATAGAGAAATCCAATTAACAAATGAAATTAATCAACCTATTGAAAAACTTTCTTGGACTGACATTACTACTGATATTTTAACTGAAAAAACATTAGTTACTAAATATATGAAAAAGTATATGGATCGTTTAGGTTGGAATACAATACCAGAATTAATTTTAGGGGCTGTTCCCCTTTATACTATGAATTCTTATTCTCAAAAAATTAAAACAGGAGATGGTAAAGATAATCCATTTTGGGCAGGGGAAGATATAGAAGCACAAGTTTTAAAATTTAAAGCTATGTCTATAGAAGACAAAGCCCAAGCTCTTAAAGAATTAGATGATTTTTTTAGTGGTCAAAATAAATTTAGTTTTGATACTTTTTCATTAGAAAAAATTAAAGCAGATTCAGAAGGTCAAGCTAATAATTTATTGGCTCTAACTTATTTTTCTTATCTTATGGATTTTGGGTACTGGGATAGAATTTCAGAAAATGCTTTACATGGTGTAGATATGCTTTTACCTATTCTTCCTGGTGCTATTAAAGGAGTTTTAGCATCAAGAAAAATTTTAAGTGCAAGAAAAGCTATTAAAGATTTAAAAAAATTAGGGGAAGAAGGACATACAATTAAAGTTACACAAGAAACTACAGTTAATGGTAAACCTAAAACAACTACAACTACAGTAACTTCTACTGAACTTAAAGCTAATGAAACTGCTAGGAATATAGCTAATAATTTAATTGAAGGAAAAATTACAATTGCTGGTGTACACGCTGGAAATAGATCTTCTGCTGTAGATCAAGTAGTAGCTACTGGAGAAGCTATACGAAAAGGAGAACAAGCTAAAGATACAGATATAGCTCATGAAGCGGCTGAGTTAACTGGTACAACATCTTTAAATCCTTTAGGAAGTATCGGGGATACTGTAGGTATCTCTGGAAGATTAGAAACAAAACTTCAAAGAATAGAAAAAATTGCAGAAGATTTAGCATCAATTGACCAAGTTAAAGTTTTTGATGATGTTGAAGAATTAAAAGATTTAATGCGTGTTAGAGTAATAGAAGAAATGACTGAAACTGGGATGCAACATGTAGATATTTTAAGGTATGTTGATGATGATATTAAGGAAGGAATGGATGGAATTAACTATATTATGTATTATGGTAATGAAGTAGGAGAAGGATTTAAAGATGTAAAAACAGCAAAGAAACATATCAAACTTTTAAAATTAGATGGTGCTACAGTAACTACTATAGAAGAAAATAATACACATTTCATAAAATTAAAAAAAGCTGTTGATATATTTGATAAAAATCCATCAGGTTTTATAGTCCCTTATAAAGATATTCAAACTTCTAATGGAGCAAGAATACTTTTAGGTTCTCCTACTAATTATATTGATACTTCTTCTAGACTTGCAGGACATAAAGTATTAGGGATACAAGAAAATGTAACTCATCTTGGTAGAAAACTTATTAAAGTAATTAATGCTCTTAACGTAAAAGAAACTGCTGTTTTAGGTGAAGTACTAGAGTATGGTAGAACTTTTGAAAAATGGTTTAGTCCTTCTGAATTAAAATATAGATTTAATTTAACAGATAAACAAGTACTCGCATATCATGCTATTAGAAGAATGGAAGATACTAACCATATAATTCTTAATAGTGCAGAGTATTCAAGGAAACAAAGAAGTGGTTATAAAACACTTGAAATTAAAAATAAAGCAGCTATTGATAAAGGGATAGATAAAAATTTTGATGCTAAAATTATAGATGAAATCGAAAATCCAATTAATAAAACTATTTATAATGTATCTACAAATAAATATGTAGATATTACTTCTACAAAACAATTAGAAAAATTAAAAAAAGAAGGGTATATTTTTGCTTCTTTTGAAGGAACAGTAGATACAGAAAAGTTAGCTCCTTTTCAATATATTATAGGAAGATCTGATGATATAACAGTTAAACCATTAACATTTAATCAAGTCCCTTATGTAGCAGGTGGAAGAATAGAATATGCTGGTACACATTTTGTTAAACAAGGTAGATTAAGAACTACGGCAGGGGGTGCTAATATTCTTTTAAAATCTAGAACACATGGGGTAGGGCGTGAAGAAGAAGCTATTGAATGGGCAACTAGAATGGAAGATGGTAGAATAATAGCATTACAAAGTATAGATCCTAATGGTAAAGTAGTAGCCACTACTAATTTAAATGAAAAAATGCTAGAAGCTACTGGAGGTCTTTATGATGTAGAAAGATATGTGGAATATGTTGGTGTTAAAAATTTAAATATGCCTTTTGAAGTAGTTACCGATGGGCAAGAACTTTCTTCAGTTGCTAAAAAAGTAGGAGAAGGTGTAAAAGCTCACCTTAATGATATTAAAGAAGCTAACTCTATACAAAGAATGATAAATAGAAATAGGTTTGGTGACCATAGATCAAAAAGAGGGGATAGATTATTTGGTTTTGATGGTAATCCTGCCCCAGTTATTAATCCTTTTGAAACAGCCGTTAATTCTTTAAGCAGATCTTTGCATCTGGTTACATTAGATAAATGGAAAGCTCGACATATAGAAAAATTTTATAAAACTTTTAATGGAATTTTAGATGATGCCCAAAATAAAACACCACACCAACATTTTTTTAATTTAAAATTTAGAGAAAAGTTAAATAAAGAAGATGCAAAACTTAAAAGAAAAGCTGAAGCTATGATACAACATTATCGAGCTATTTTAAATACTCCAACAAAAGCCGAAGAAGTTTTAAAAGAAAAGTTTATACATAATTTAGCAGATGTTTTTAATTCGGTATCTAAAAAAATAGGGTTTCCTGCTAGATATGAAACAATAGATAATTTAAAAAATGCTGACCCAGTTAAAATGGTGAGATCTTTAGCATTTCATGGTAATTTAGGGTTGTATAACCCTAAACAATTTGCTATTCAATTACAAGCAACTTTACTTATGATGAGTGCTAATCTAGATAATGGTCCTAAAGCGGCAGCTATAATGTGGCCTATGAGATTTATGTTAATGTCTGAAAATCCTAAAACATTAGGAAATATGACTAAAACTATAGGTAGAATTGTAGGTGTAAAACCAGATGAAATAAAAGAGATATATGATGTCCTTCAAAAATCAGGATCATGGCGTTTACTATCAGGAAGTTTACTCGAACAAGAAGAAAAACTATTTAGTGCTTCTACTGTAGCACAAAAAGTTTTAGATTTTGGTAAAACTCCTTTCATAGAATCAGAAAGATTAAATAAAATTGCATCAACTATTGCATCTACGTTAGATTGGAAAAAAGCTAACCCTGGTAAAAAAATTACTGAAGAAGCTATAGATATTATTAGATCTCAATCAGAATTGTACTTAGCTAATATGAATCGTGTAGATAGATCATCTTGGCAAAGAGGGTTTATGTCTATACCTACTCAATTTTGGTCATATCAATCAAGAGCATTAGAAATGATGCTTCCAGGTTTTCTTGGTGGAAGTAAAAATTTTACTGGTGGACAAAAATTTCGTATGATTATAGCACAATTAGGGATGTATGGAGTGGGTGGTGCTTTTGGTCCAAAGTATGGAATGAGGTTTAGAGATACATTTGCAGAACTGTATGAAGAAAGGTATGAAGAAAAACCTCCAGAAGAATTATTAGATCTAATAGAAGGGGGAGGGATAGAATCTTTATTATCTCTTGCGGTTGGTGATGATATTAATTTTTCCCATAGAGCAGGGCTAGGATTGTCAGAAGGGGGTTGGGCAGGAGTTGTATGGAATGCTTTTGAAGGAAATTGGGATGAATTAAATAAGATAGATGCTGCTGGATTTACAGCAATTAGAAAATTATCAGGATTAACAGATATAATAAGAATTTTTAATCCTGCTAGTGATTATTTTTTAACTAGAGAACAATTTCTAGCAGCAGGAGAAGTATTTGCATACCATTTAAGGGATGCTTTTTCTGGGGTTGATGCTCATGCAAAAGCTTACTTAGCTTTAAGGTATAAACAAACATTTGATAAACAAGGAAGAGTTGTTGATAGAGATACTACAACTACTGAAGCAATTTTAGGTTGGCTTGGTCTTGACCCAAGTAATGAATCGGATTTAAGGGCTATGGAACAAGCTGTATTAGGAGAAAGTGCATACAAAAAAACTGTTGTTAATGTTTTAGCTAAAAATTTTTCAGAATCTTTAAAAGTAAATACCCCTGAAGGATGGAAAAAATATTTAGATTTACGTAAATTTATGATAGGTTCTTTAGATGAAGAGGAAAGAAAAGATATTAATACTCAAATAGAAAATAAAGCAACAGGTGGGAAACCTATTACAATTCGATATAAGTATTTTAAAAAATTTGGATATGTTAGAAAGATAGATAATTAAAGGATAAAACAATGGCAGATTATACAACAGTATTTGGAGTTAAACCTGTAGGGGAAGTGGATACATCTTTCTCTAAATCTATCCCAAAAGCAGAAAATACAAAGGTAGATACTTCAGTAGCAGCTACGATAGCACATACAGTTGAGTCGTTAAACCAATCATTAACTTTATCTAATGAAGCTAATAGAGATGCGGCTGAAGACGAAGCTGAAAAAACTATAACTAGTTTAATGCAAAGTTTTACAGAAACAACAGACTATAGTGAAGTAGCTAAAAGATTAAACGTAACTAATAAACTTAGTAATCAAGCATTACGCAATTTAAGTTATGCTGCTGCAAGAGAACAGTTAAGACAAAAGTATAAAGGTAGATTAGCAAGAAAAGCAATTGATGCAGTTTTAGAAGGAAAATTTGGTACAGCACATCCACTTAGGAAAGTAGAAACTGAAAGAGTTGCAAGGGAAGATGCCGCATTAAAAGCTGCAACTACTAAAAAAGCAAAGGATTTAGACGACGCTTTAAAGGCTGGAATACAATTTATAAATCCAGTAACTCGTCAGTTAGATAAAGACAAAACAGTTAAAGCTTACCAAGCTTTACGTGTTATGGATGGGGGGATAGCAGTAGTAGGTAATAGTGTATCATCTGGTTCTGAGCCTAGTAGTGGTGTTTTTAGAGCACATAAAATACATGAATTTACTAAGGCACAAGAAATATTAGAAAGAAAATATAGTTTACAATTACATAATTTATTATATACAATTTCTAATTCAAGAAATAACAAAGAAATAGCACAAGCTAAAGAAAAATTAGGAAATGCTATTGCAAATATTAACTTGGAAGCATATGCTCTTTTAAAAGGTGGTAAAAGTTTTCAACCTTTATCTGTTAAAGAACGAGCATTTGTAACTGGTCCTGCTTTATCTACTTGGAACGCACTCAAAGGTAAACTAGGGTTATCTGAAAAAGATTTACAAAATGATGCAGTTATAAAAACTTATACAGATGTCACTAAACTTGTAGCTGAAGCAAGATTTATGGGATCTAAATTAGGAAGAATGATTATGATGTTAGGGCAAACCCCAATGCATGATAGTGTAAAATCGTTACTACTTGAAAATATAGAGGGTTTTAATTCTCAATTAAAAAATATAATGGCTGCTACAGGAAAAGGTACAGATTTATCAGCTACAGATGATGCAACTATTAAATCTTTTGAAAATCTTTTAAATGGTATGGATGATCAATCACCTGTAGAAGTAAAAAAATGTACTGGTTTAATAACTAATAACTTATGTAAAAATATATCTGTAGATAAAGCTAAAAAAATTAGTTCCGATGACGCAGCAAAAGTTGTAAACACTGCTGCACAAATAATAACTAGTGAAACATTCACAGATCCAGAAAATAGAAAAGAATTTATAAAAAATATGAGCAGCCCTGGAGCTATGGAATTTATAAAAAAAATGGAGCCTTCTGTGCAGAAAAAAGCTGTTCGTATATTTTTAAATGAATCTATAAGATCAGGCGATCAGCAATTGATGGAGTTATTTGAAGGTATATCTTCAATACGAAGGACAGAATTCGATCAAGATATAAAAAATGGTTTGTATACTATAGATAATGAGGGGAAACTTAAAATTAATTTACCTTCTAGTGACGTAGATCCAAATCGAATAAAAGCAATAGATTCTTTTTTTGATTCTATGGTAAAGTTTCATGGGTTTACAGAAGAAAGTAAAACTATGACTGCATTACAATTTCGTAAAAATTATTTACGAAATAAACTTAAAGAAATATTAGCAATAACTCAAAGAGTTAAACCTTATCAATCTCCTAGGACATTAAAAGATCAAACAAAATTCTTACAGAAGATGGGATTTAAAGTAAAAAGAAAGGTACAGAATGACTGAACTAAATACTCCCCAAGGTATAGAAGAAGTTGAAGTAACTCATCCAGAACTAGGGACATTTGCTATTGAAGTTCCTAAAGGAATTTCTGATGAAGAAATTACAGAATATGTAGCAAGTTCTACTTTTGAACTTGATGTCGCTTCTTTTAATTCTTCTGATACAATAGTAGGGACAGAGGGAACAGATACAGTAATAGGTACAGAAGGAGCTGATACCTTAAACCAATCCCCAGTTTTACAAAGAGGTTCTAAAGACACAGAAAGTATAGGTAAGCTACAAGATGCGTTAGGTATGGATGTCGGAGAAGACAGAGGTATCTTTGGTCCTAAGACTGAAGCAGCGGTTAAAGCTTACCAAAAATCACAAGGTCTTGTTGTTGATGGTATAGTTGGTAAAAATACATGGGCTGCTTTGCAGTCTGATCCACAATCTACTGAACCTGAAGAAAGTTCTTTACTGTCTACAATTAATCCTATAAGATCAGCACAAGCTGGTGAAGCTCAAGCTGCTTTACCGTCTACAAAAAATACTTTTTCTGATCCAAAAAAAATAACAAAAGAAGTATCTAAACCTTTAACAGATAATGATAAATTTTCTGTTGCTCCTGCTCCAACTAGGTTACTAGCGTACTCTAATTTACCTATGTCTCGTAATATTACTTTTGGAGATGGAGATATAGATTTAGGAGCTAGAAAAATTGTTAATATGATTTATAAAAAAGCAGAAGAAAGAGGTATGACTCACACTATTTATGAAGATTACCCTCCTCTTGCAAATGGTTTATCTGTTAAAGCTTTAGTTGGTGATGCTACTAAATTTGATTTTGAAAAACTTGATTATGTTCGACATACTTCTGGACCAAACAAAGGAAAAATAAAATATTTTCCTGAAATACGAAAACAATTAGCAGAAGAAAGAAAAAAATATTATCCATTAAGTAGTAATATTGAAGTACTTCAAGATATGTTTAACGATCCAATACTTAGAGCAGCATACACTGTTGGAAGATTTGATATTAAATCCGATGGTAAAGGAAATAAATATCTTTCTGAACGATGGAATTTTAATAGTAAGAATACTACAATGAGTGATGCTGTATCTGCTATTCGTAGTTTTTTTTCTAATTTACCTACTGCTGCTATTAAGGAAGATGAAGGCCCACTTGTTGCTTTACTTCTTTCTGGTGATTTAACAACTGACGATATAGAAAAATTACATAATAATAAGTAACAATTGTATGAATAATTAAAAGAAATAAAATAATAACATTAAGAGTTTCGTATGATATTCCAAGTAAATTTGAAAAACTATACAAACCTTCTTCACAAATATTAAAAATATAATTAACCATAGTACCCCCTTTAAAGTATATACTATATAATACCATACCAAATTATAATTGTCAACTTAAACAGGAGTAAAAAATGTTATCGTTATTAGGAAGTGTCTTAGGTTTTGGCACATCTATTATCCCTAAAGTATTAGGATACTTTGAAGAGAAGCGAGATCAGAAGCATGAGCTTGAGATGATGGATAAACAACTCCAGCATCAGTTACAGTTAGGCAACCAAAAGATGCAGCTTATGGAGATCGATGCTTCTATCAGGGAAGTAGAAAGCTTACACAAAGAACATGCCAAGATTACAATGAAGTCT